AATCTAGGTGAACCAGATGATTGATCCTCTATTGTGCTCATATTTTTGATCAAGTGTAAAGCAAGCTCATAGGTCGCTTTTTTGATATCTTCAGGAATAGTTCCCATAAACTCAGAAGTATCATTTCTATCATCTTCTAAAGTTTCATAACCACCAGATTTATTATTCCAGTAAGTAATGTCTCTAGGCCATGATAAAGGATATGAGGCAGTAGGCTCAGCCGTACCACCCCAATCCAAGTCATTGAGAATTCCTGTGGCTGTTACTAAAGCTCGTTCAACAGTTTCATCTGTAGCACTATCCCAAGCAGTTTGGTTTAGCCTATCATAAAAGTATTGTTCAGCTTCTATAATAGTTACAAATGAATTGATTCCTTTTTGTAAAGCCATTATTTTTCTCCGTATCTAATAGTTATAATATTAACCGTGATAAATTGGGAATAAACCAATTTGGTTAACGTTTGTAGCATGTACTGTCCAGTTTGTACCTAGAGAAAGATCAGCATTTGCAGGATATGCAGTTGCACTTCCAGCCCATGATAAACCTTTAGGGTGCATTATATTACCCCATCTAGATAAAACAGTAACAAGACCGCCACCATTACCAGCTAGTTCGTCTCTTTCAATCGCAGTTGGATTTGTTTGTGCAATATCACTGTAATGTACAGCTCCGGCTTTACACATGTAAGAAACTTTTAAACCTGCAGGCATGTTTGCAGTTAATGATTGGTTGTTAATAATAAGTCTAATTTTTCCACCAAGAATAGTAGAGAAATTGAAATTACCGTCTACAACTGGAGCAACATCAAGAACATTTTCTTTTCTCATAACGTTGTAAGTTGCAGTATCTACTACTAAGTAATAGAAAGGCTCTTCAAATTCACCTTTAACTTCTGTGATAGCATCTAATAAAGTATCAAAGAAAGTGCTTCTTGATTGGCTAGCACCAGTAGAATTAGTAAATAACGGATTTGGGTTATCACTAGCATCTGAACCAGTGTAAAAACCAAAAGTACCAACTTTTGCAGCAGCATCAGAAGTACCAATTGTAGTTGAGCCCCAAATTTTGTCAGCAACACCATTTAGGATAGATCTTAATTGTAGATCTTCTCTTCTTGCTCTAACTGAAGCAAATTGAGAACCTAAGTATGATAAACCGTCAACTTTTGAAACTAATTTTTGAATTGACATTTCTTGTGCAGCAATATGATCAATATTTTTGATATATACCGCTGATTTGTTTGATACTGACATTTCATTAATATCTTTATCAGAAGCAGTTTCATTTTGCTTATGAAAAGTTGATGGGTCAGAAAAATCTAACCATCTTAATGTACCAGTGTAATTTTCTCCTGAATCGTTAATTCTAGCGTCAGAACCAACTAATGCAGTAGATGTTAATAACGCAGCATCTGCTCTTCCTGCTTGTTCGTAAGCAGAAATCGCTCTAGCAATGTTATTAAAGTTTGAACTTATTACAGCCATTTTTGTTTTCCTTTTATTATTTAATGCACATATGTGCGGTTATTATTATAAAAGATAGTCTATTCAGACCATTCTCCGTCAACCTTTACTTGCCCTTTTGCAATAGCATTAAGCATTTCATCAGTTGACATATCTTTTATAGATCCGACAGGATTGGTTCCTGTACTTGGCTTAGCTGGAGATATTCCAGAGCCCATATTAGCTTTAACAGAAAATAAAAATGCATTATTATCATCTTTAGCATAATTTGACACAGTCTCAGTTATACTAGAACCTGTTTCATGCACCCAATTTCCTGTAGCGTCTTTCTTTAAACTGTTTACAATATCTGAATAGGCCATTTCAGCGGCTTTTTCAGATTTAAAGTTTAAAGCATTAAGCTGAGTACGCACGGCATTATCTCTGCTCAATTCTGTGTTCTTTTGTTCATATTGTTCAAGTCTTTTATTAACTTCATTTAGTTTCATTTGCATAGCTTCAGAATGCTTACCCTGTTGTTCAAGGCTTTGAATTTCAGTTTGTCTTTTCTCTTCTTTAATTTTATTTACTTCAGACAAAGCTTCATCTCTTTGCTTATATGCATTATCTAAATTTACTTTAATATTAGATATAGCTTTAGAAACTTCTTCATCAACCAATTGTTTTATATCTGGTTGTTTAGTTTCTTCAGTTTTATTTTCTTCAACTTGTGTATTTTCAATGTTTTCTGACATTATTTTTCCTTTGGACACGGCCTTAGTTATATTTTAATTTAAAACAAAAGATTAATTTGATAATTCTTCTAATTGTTTTAACGAAATTAATTTACCATCTTTATTAGAAAATTGAGAAAATTTAACTTTTCCAGAATTAAACAAGGTAACTCTTTTTTGATTTCCTAATACAGCCAGCTTAACTTCATTTGGTTGGTCTTTTAACCAATCAGCATATGTAGTTTTGGCTGGTACTTGACCATTGATAGAGGCACGACGACTATCAGATAATCCAGCAATTTTTCGTTTTTGTAACCTATTATTATCTGTATTTAATAATTGATTAGCACTTTTTATAACAGGTATAGTTGTTGATCTACAATTAAAATGTTGTGGTGGTTGTGGTGCATTTTTATTAGTTAATGCATACACCTTACCATCTAATCTTGCACAAATTAAACTAGTTCTACTATCCAAAGTAGCCACATATTGGTAACCTTGAACAACATCATCATTTAATTTATATGTTGTATTTGACACATAATTAGATGTTTCAGTTATTGCAGTTCTAGTTAATGTTCTTAATTGTACGGTAGAAGCTAATAATCCACTTCTTCCTAAATCCCGGGCAATATTTACCATTGCCTTATTTTCAGTCATTCCTTGTTTGACTATACCTTTTATTCTTCTTTGTTGTAAAATACTTATAGATGCTATTTGTTGACCAAAAGTACCATTTGACTTAATAATTAAATCATTAACTTTTACAGTATCTTTTACACCTTTAGCTTTATAAATATTTGTTAAAGCTCTAGCAAATATACTTTTATAAAATCTAGCACTAACACCAGCTAATTTATTTAATTCACTAATAGCTTCTTTATATATTTTTTTATAAGTTAAACGAATTTCAGTATTTAATTTTCTAGTTAAAGCATTTACATTTGCTGTACCAGAAAATGCTACAATTCGTTGTAACCTTATTTTGTGTGATGCCAAAATTTTATCAATTTCAGTATCCAATCTCTTTTCGTAAAGAGTCAACAATGCACGGTGTTTCAGCATTCTTGAATATACATCATCATTTATAGACATTTAATATCCTTTAATCTATAGATTTAATTTTAGCAAGTTCTTCATCAACTATTTTACCATGATGATCAATTAAAATTTGAGCATTATTTACATCAATTTCTAATCTTGCTTTATTAGTTTTTTGTGTTGATAAGGCAATTAAACTATTTCTCATATTTTCGTTTAAATCCTTTTCATAATATTTTTTATCATTAATAGTTATTGTTCTATTCTCTTCTTGTTTATTTTTTATTATCATATTATCTTCTTCTTTTTCTTCTTATTGTCATTTTTCTTTTTCTTTGTGCTCTTACTTGACAACAACATCTTGATTTGTTCATGTTTTACTTCCCCCAATGTATCCACCTATAACACCAATTAATCCAGTAACTGACATTTTCATAAGTGTTATTACACTTTCATCTACAGGTCTATTTTCTTGTAAAGCAACATAATAATCTCCAACAATAATGGTTCCTAATAAAATTAAAACACCACTTGTAATTAATAATATTACTATGTCTTTGAAATTTTTAATCATTATATTATCTCTTTTTCATTTTAATACAAGAATTACCTTTACCTCTTCGGTAACCTTTCCAACAAGCTTTACCTGCTGAACCTTTTTTCTTTTTGTAAGCCATTATTTACCTCGTTTTTTAGCAGCAATAATTTTATCTCTTAAAGCTTTTGGAAGCTTCATTTGTTTTGCTGTTAAACCGTTTGATCCTTTTTTCTTACTTTTACCACTTTTTCTTTTATAAGCCATATTTATTTCCTTATTACCAAGCTTTGCAAGACCAATATCTTGCTTTTGTTTTTGGACCAGGACTAGCGCAATTATGTCTTGCTCTAAAACTAGCTCTAGCTCCAGGATTGTTTTTTCTTATTCTCATAGTTTTTTGACCAGCCTTTTTAGCTGTTGTACCACCATGACCAAAATTTACTTTTACAACATTACCTTTTGGATTTTTGACATAAACTTTAAATTTTTTTACATCACCACGCATAGGTTTGTTTAAAGTTACTTTACGACCTTGATATTCAGCCATAATTAAACTCCTTTGTTTTTAGATTCAATACATGTAAATTTTGTTAGCATTTGATATTCATTAATTTGATCTGGTGTATATTTAGATAAAATCAACTGAGATTCAGAATAACCGTTTTGTAAACATTCATTCCAATCTTTATATTCAGTTGGTTTAATTATACCAGTACTACATTGTTGTGCAATTGCAGAGCAAATATACATAGTTAATATAAATTTCATTTTATCCCCACAAATTTCCAGTCATAGAACCTTTGTTATATTCAGTAGCTCTATTTTCGAAGAAATTTGCATGTTCAACGCCATTCAGAACCCAATCAAGCCAGCTTAAAGGATTGTCTTTAACTTTATAGTTTGGTTTTAAAGATAATTGCAATAATCTTCTATCAGCAATATATCTTATATATTTTTTTACTTCATCAGATGTTAATCCACGAATACCACCTAATTCAAAAGCTAAGTCAATAAATTTATCTTCTAAATCTACCATATCACGACATTGTTGATATAAATCAGCTTTAAATTGTTCAGTCCATACTTGTGGGTTTTCTTTTATTAATTGATGAAATAATTTAATCATACTTTCAACATGATGAGTTTCATCTCTAATTGACCAAGTAACAATTTGGCACATACCTTTCATTTTTCCGAATCTTTGAAAGTTTAAAAGCATAACAAATGATGCAAATAATTGTAAACCTTCTCCAAATGCAGAAAAACAAGCAATATCTTTAATTAAACCTTCAACACCTTTGCCTTTTGGTTTAAATAAATAAGCATGTTTATCAGCCATTTCTTTATATTCTTGAAATGCTTTAAAATTAGATAATGATGTTTCACCAATAGTATCATTTAATAATGAATAACTGTGAGCATGATTAGCTTCAGATGCCACAAAAGAACCTAACATCATTCTGACTTCAGGTGCTTTAAATTGTGGTATATATTTATCTAAATAAGCTTGTGCTATATCAACATCTCCTTGAGTAAAGAATTTTAATATTTGTGCTATTAAATTTTTTTCTTCTAATGTTAATCTTTCATTCCAATCTCTTACATCTTCATGCAAAGGCACTTCACTAGGAAGCCAATGCATCTTCTGCATTGTATCATATGCTTCAAACGCCCATTCATAATCGAAAGGCTTATAATAGTTTCTAGTTTTAAATAAGCTCATTTATTTCCTTTTTCTTTTTCTTGTTACAACAATTTTACCATCTTCTTCTTTAACTTTCATACCAGCATCTTCGGTTTGTTTTTTAAGTTGACGATATTTTTGAGTTACTGTTAATTTCTTTTTCATAATTATCCTTCACAAGCTAAACATTCATCAGCTTCAGGTATTATAGTTCTTTCAACTTTTAAACTTACTAATTCAGCACGTTTAATTGCTTCAGATCTACAATAATATAGTGTTTTAAGTTTCTTTTTCCATGCTAACATATGCATATCATGTAATTCTTTTATGTTTACATCAGCAGGAACAAATACA